TTCTTTTTCGGTTGTATAATCGCGACCATGCAATTGTAATGTAATCTTATTAGGATCTATAACCGATTCGTTTGTTAGTTCCGTATCACTCCCATAGCCAAACTGTAAGAAAGCGCCCCCGCGGGTCCTTTCTAGAGTAAATCTTCTTGCTACCGGGACCGCTTTTAAAATAGATGGAACGCTGTTTCTATCTGCATTATTATTCCTTACGGCTTTATAAATTATTTCTTGGGCTAAATGGTCTACTTCATAATATCTATGGCCTTCACTATCTATTACAGAAATTACTTCCGTTATAGAGGGGCTTGCCAAAGGTATCTTTAAAAAATTTTGATAAGCACCAATGGTTTTAGTTTCGCGCTCAGTGCGCCCTGATATAACTTTTCCCGAAGCCTTTACGGCAAACTCAATTGGCGAATTTGTTGTTGCATTAACAGTCGTAATTATAACCTCATTGCCGGTAGCACCAAAATAAACATCTTCAGTTAAAGTAAACATTTTGCCGTCTACAGAAACGAACTGGCTGCCGACTCGAAGAGTAGGATAATACGTCGTATCGGGCGCGCCAGATGCATCCGATGGAACTGTGACATAAAACTGCGCCGTGCCGACAGAAGTGGAACTATCAGTAAATTTCCATCCCAGCTGGCGCGCCAAACGAAGAACGTTATCATATTCTAAAGCGCTATCTAGAAAGGACTCGTTCACTTGATAATCTAAATAAAACGATAATATGTCGCCTACGTAAGCAACTGAATCCAATACCAAAGCACCAAAGCCTGCTTCATTGAAATCTTTATAGCTTTCTGGATAATATCGCTTGGCGTAGCTTATTAAATCGGCTTTAATCGCGCTAAAATCACGACTAGTATAATTTACTGCCTTTAATTTTTTTTTAGAGTTAGAAGCCATTTTATATCCTCAATTTATATTCCCGTAGCGCTTTCGCGTATGGTAATTCTGTCGGTCTCTTGTATAGGGTCGATTGTATATCTAATTGAAACTCCCAGTACATTGCCGGTGCCACTTAACTCTTCTCCGCTGTGAAAATCGACTCCGTTTACTGTAACAAAAGGCATATATTTTGCGACTTGAGCGTGTACGCTCTCAGCGATGCGGCCATAAACAGCAGAAGTCATGGGCTCGAAAAAATAAGATCGTATTCCGACACCGAAATTAATATCCATAACGCGTTCGCCTTGATTTGTTAACAATAAATTCTTTATATTTTGACGAACCATATCTTTATAAGTTACGTTTAAACTATAAAACCCGAACTGATTGTCATATCGAAGAGGAAACTTTGGCGATAAACCTTTCATATTTTTTAACCTTTTTAATTAGTTGTGAAAAAGTTATTTTAATACAATTATAAGCAGAAGGTGTACTTCATCATTCGTTATCACGTTGGGCACGGGTCGTCGCCTGGGACAGATGAGACATCCTCTTCAACAACCTGAATCCCATCCGGGTCTTCTCCTTCCTTACAAGTGTACTTGGCACCTTCTTCAATATCTCCTCCTATCTTGGGCGTGCGCAGTTGTGGCCGAGGTGTGCCGCCGGCACACGCTAGAGGATCGCTCAACAACCTTCGCATTTCAGAATTGGCAGCTTCGTTTTCATCAAAATGAAGATTTAAAAGAATATAAGCTATTCCCAATGGCGTTGGAGGGATGCAAAGAAAATATGGGAAAGTGCCTATTAAATCCAGACCCGAAGCGTCCGAAATCTTTGGCCGCATCGGCTTCCAAATATCGCCCCACTCTTCTTTAATCCCATCTCTCATATGCTCTCTGATCGTCTTCTCGAATACTTCACCGGAGGTATCCTGGTACCGTTGGTCCTCGGCCAGTCCGGCAGCGGTGCCGGCGATCTGGCCAGCAAGACCATAAATCTGCTCAGCTTGGTCGATTACTTGCCCGCTAACATCTCTAATTATTTTTCCGATTATCACATGCGGGTCTAACATTTCTGCCAAGCCCTTAACTAAACGCTTGCCTGTCTCTATAAGCATCTTCTGTATAAAAGACGAGCCCATATCTACAAATGGTAATAAGCCGGCTCCCATCAAATCCAATGCGGCGGCAGCAGCAATATTCGAAGAAGAGGTGCTCTCTGGATCTCTGTGGGTATAATCATCGCCCGCAAGAGCGGCGCGCAATATTATTCGAAGATGTTGTTTTGTGTCGTTAAACATGATTGTAAATTTGTTAGATAGCATGTCAGCTGAACGCAGGCCGGAGAGAAACATGAATTGAAGTAGTGCATCTGTATCGTAAACTTGTTTAAATAATAATTGATATTGAGGATCGCTAGCTATCTCTTTCGCAATCATGTTCCCGGGTCCAGGCTCGCCTTCTTTTAGCCACGGTCGTATAACATCAAATACACGTGTATCAATATATTTGCTTTCTCTTCCTCCGCCAAGATTTAGTGAATCTAGCGTATAAGAAGAATATTCAAGTCCGCCCAAGGTAGTGGCCAGATGGACGCTGCCGGTAATGCCGGTATTAGCATGCAAAATTTTTCCGGAATTACCATAAGTGTCTTCACTACCGGCATCTATAATCCAATCAGATTTTTCTTTATAATATTGTCGTCTTTGGAGGCCCTTCGCGTAGTAGTAGTCTAGCTCGGTCTGGGCGCCTTTGAGGCTGACCGCGCGGGGTGAGCTCACGAGCGCGCCTAATTGGTTAGCGTAGGAGGTATCAAGTATTGGCGATAGATATACTATTCGCGTACCAACCTCAATTTGTCTAATAACTTTGCTTATCTCATTATCAAAGCGTCTATCGCCAGTTATAAATCCCGTAGATATGGGCCAATTAGCACGATCTGATGAAAAATCCGGACCCAATAACGAGTTCATCATGTCCATGGCCGCTCGCATCATGTCTTCTGGGGACCGTTCGAGCATGACCGGAATGAAAGAGTCGGGGGGGCATTCTTCGGCACAGACAGCCGACCCTGTGCAGAGATTAGATCCTGCAAGGCCGCCGAAGCCACCAGGTGGGGGATTGGTTTCCGGAGCATTAAATAGGCCGTTGAATTGATCCCAAGTATTCTCTCTTACTATATTTTCGATCCCGGGAATATTCCACTCCTCCATATCAATAATATTGCCATCCCCATCAACTTGTTTGACGGCGCTTCCGGGGTTGTTGGGATCTTCGGCACCACCTAGCGTTATCGCCACCACCCTAAAGTGGCCAGTAGCCAAGCCTGCAAAGCCCCCGAAGGCCTGGTGGTTCGGTGGGGGACCTGTGGGAGGCCATGGTTCCATTGGTAGCGGCGCCGGAATCGAGGCAGCAATCGGTGTACCCGTACCGGGACCATTTTCGGCTGCAGCAGGCTGTAGGTGGCCGTCGTAGGCGCTGATCAGCTTCTCCTTGAGGATGAGGTCTGGCAAAAATTTGCTACGAAAGTTCTGCCTGCGCTCCACTATAGCGTCGCCTGTGCCGCCGAGGGGATCCGTTAACGGCTCCGGGCCGACATACATATCGGCCCAGAGGGCATCATTTTCAGGATTATTGGGATATGTGAAAAATGATCCACCGGGGTCATCGGCCGGTAGATTGTTATGGTCCAAAGGCGCTGCCCAATCACCAAAACCGTCAGCGCTAGCATCACCGGTGATCACAATACCCCCCAGGTTGGCGCCGTCTGGTTCGGTGCACTTTAGGTGCCTCACAGAGGCCTGGTCTCCCATGCGCCATTTCACAACCTCGTCATTGTCATTCTTCCAGTCTGGGCCACGTCGGTGTTCACGAATATGTTCCCAGAATCCGATGTTCGCGGTGCCTTCAGGCTTGATATTTACATTCTTCTGATTTCCCCACCAGTTCTTTGTATATCCTCGCAAGGTATTGATATCAAATCCAGTCCATATGGCCTGGTTATAATCGCTTTCATACAAATCACTCTTACGAAGACGAAATTGTACAAGTCCATTCCGGTACTGGCGGTATTTGGGGTTGTTTCTACGTTCCGAGTCGTACTCGGCTTCCTCGTCGGTGCCGGCAAATTCCGCTGCTAAATCGAGGCCGTAATAGTAGTCGTAGGCGCCGCCCTGGTCGTAGCGGCCCGGGTTATCGTGGTCCCAACTATTGCCCGCATCCATCTGTACTGGCTGGCCGCGCGCATTGCCATGATGAGTAATTGATATCCTGCCATGTAGATCGGGGTAAGGGGAAGTGCCGGGTCGATCATCAACCTCGAGGTGCCGATCGTGGAGTTGTTTTCTTAAGTAGACCTGCCGAACGCCGCCGCCGGAATATACTTTCTTCTCCCGGTACCAGCCAATGCCTGCGGCGCCGGCCATGCTGGAAAACCGCCATTTGGCATAGAAGCCCGCTTCCGGATCCGCTGGATTGTAAAGGCCGTGATATGGATTCTGACCGAAAAGAGCCTCGTACGGTGTCGTCGACGCAGCCGTCCTCGTGACGACACCGTGAAATTCAAGGCGCGCCTCAACACCACCCTGACTGGCGCGCGCGGTATCCCACCCGCCGCCGTGGGGAACATCTGTAAATGGAGCGCTCCATCTATCTATTATTGGTAGCGACAACTTGCGAGTGTGGGCCTTTCTATATGATGAGGCCTCATGAAATTCATTCATCCTCTCAAAACCCACTATTGCAATAGTGGGTGACACTGACTTCGCACCGTACGGGCCCGACCAGATATCTTCTCGATCGGCGGCGTTTGCGGGGATGTCGCCGAGCTCGGGCCTCATGGCCGGCATGGGATATTGCCCGGAGTTTTCCGGATCCCGGGAAGCTACGGTAGCGGCAGTATTAACTACTTCATTTAACCAAAACCTAATTGCGCCATAATTATTTTTATTCAAAGGACCTTGTATAGCATGATAATATAGCGGGCCCACGCGGCCGCCGGAGTTGGTATCGTTTTCGTTATTTAAACCCATGCCCGTATCAAAGGGCATCATTCCTAATTTGTCCATGCTGGTCGTCCAGTCATGGGCACTAAAATTGAGAGGACATATTGTCTCTATAATATAAGTGACTCTTATATTGTCCAAGCTTGGATCTGGCTGCGTGTCCTCACGTCTAATTGAGTTTACAAAAGTATTAAATTGATCAATACCAACTTTTATCTTGCTCCAACCACGTGGATATACATACTCGCCGCCTTCGTTCCCCGCCTCGCCGGCAAGGGAGACGTCTGCAAGTTCCGGGGTAGGAAGAAGACCTCCATCGAACAACCAGCCCTTGAGACGTTTGGCGCGCTGTTGAATGGCGTTTCTTTCTATCGGGGGCACACCCTCAAGATTGACGTCGGCTCTTTGCATCAACCCTTCGCGAGCCTCTCTCCACGGATTTGGGCCATCGGGGCCACACGGCTCGTATTCCTGGACCCCTTCTGTGTCCGGGTCGAAATCGATGTCGACCGGCGCTGGCGGCTCATAACCGAAGTACTCGGCGGCTATCTCAGGAGTCCAGGACGGAGCATGAAGGAGCGCTTGCAAGTTATCGTGATTCACTTTAAACTCAATATAATTTTCGCGGGCAAGAACACCATTCTCGCGCGCGTACAGAGCCTCATCAGGAGAGATTGTATCCCTCATAATACCATAGTCTTTAAGATTTAAACCATAATTATAATTTATTGGAGTTGGCTCTGGTATTGGTTCTCCCTCTTCGGCAGTGTTTGGGCGCTGAAGTCCCATTGTGGGGATTCTTGATACGGTGGGCGTCGCACCGCCGAAGAGGGTAGTATCCCATTCCGACGAACGCAGCCACTTTTCTATAGGCGCCTCGGCGGGTGTAGAGCCCGCTGGAGTAGGCGGTGCTTCTCCGACAGTCACCTTTGGCAAATGAAGTAGATCGGTTTCCGGAAGGCCATATAAAAGGAAGCTGGTGTCTGGGCCCTCAGTGGTCGGCTTGTTAAAAAGCTCGTTAATTTTTGGAATTAGTCGCGATAATCTTCTTTTAACCATATATTCGAATGCATATTCTCCATATGCCTGCTTGGCCCATTCCGTTGATGAGTCTACCCAATCTAAGACGTTGTCGGGAATTGCTATCTGGTCGGCCGGATTATCTGGATGTGGTAATAGTGTACCAACGATGGGCTGGTATCGGCCGGCTGCGAGCAAAACCGGATCAGCGAGCGAGGATATATATTCAGGGACCAGACCAGTGGCCGGATCTACGGTGCGAATTCTTAATTTATCAACAAATATTATTGATGCGCTGTACAACGCTCTTAACATATTTTTACGCGTCTGCAGACTTGCGGCTCGAATATCGCCGAGAGTTGACCCGGTTAGCGGATCCTCACTGGCTATAGTTCTGGCGCCAATGCTAACATAAATTTCTTGCATTATGTTATCGACAATAAAGTCTTTCTTACGCTGCGCTTCGAGATCATCACTGGCAGGGGCCAAATAGCTTCCCAGGCCATACGCATCTAATAAAAAGATATTTTTGAGAAGCTGCTCTAATAAAAGAATTTGCATATATGCATTTAAAGCAGCGTATATCAGTGCATCCTCAACCGGCCCTATGGCGCAAGTCTTATCTGAGCATGAATTTTCTTTAAATTCGTCTAGGGCTTCTTGAATTATGGTATAAATATCAAAAAGGTCATTTCCAACTCTGCTTCCGTCGGAACAGGGCGCCGGTATTAATGACAATTTTTGGAGTTCATGTACTTCAAAAAGTTTTGAGTTTGCTATGTTGGCCGCTGTTGAATTAAATAAAGACTTATAAGCAGGAAAATACAGATTCTTCGCCATATACCGTCGAGCGGCAGACTTCCTGGAACCATAAGTGTTATCGCCGCCCGGCATTTGGTAAGCCGCGGGATCTCCCACGGCGGCGAGAACATTCCCAAAAACCATTTTGCCGAACTCAAGTTGTAAGCGTCCCCTAACGGCACAAGGGTAATCTTCATCAAAATCGGCGCCGCCGTCGGCGCAATTAAATGTAGTGGCCGCGGGTTGCTGATCAGTAAAGACCTCTATGCGCGTGTAGATAGAGTCAAAGTTGTAAGTGAATTGATTCAGATGAGTGGCCTCGGGCCTGGCGCCGTGACCAGGAGAAAAATATATAGCGTCATAACCTATGGTCGTCGGTGAAGTACCGATGCCGGCTCGGGGTTCCGGTAATATAAGCCAGAAATACATATTGCCATAATCCGCGACTGAGTCAGCTGAAGCGGCCGGCCGGCTCCACATTGTGCCCATAAATTTATCCAACTCGGATAAATTCTCTTTGTATTGTGGCGCGACTTCATATGTGAAGCCAATATTAGTGCATGCTGCAGCGACGGGATCGGCCACTGCTCCCTCCATTAGATTTATTATATTCGCGATCTGTCCGTTTCTTCTCAGGTCTTCCGGAAACAAATTTATCAAAGGCCTTAATTGCTTCTCCGTAATACGCTTTTCCTTCTTACCGTCGTCGTCTCGTTTCGGGCCCGGATTCGGCATAAGACCAGCATCTTCTAATTCTTGCAACAGTGCTGCACTGCCGGGATCCATTCCATCAAGGCATCTGGCAGTAGGGGTAAGCAAAATGTCTTTCAGGAGCGAAATATCATTTATAAATGCCGACGAGGGGGGCTCAAACATGTTAATGAATGTATTGGTAATGGAATAGTTTAGAACAGGGATATCTGCAATTGCCGGCATTATTCCTGCGCCGCAGCCCAAATCGGGCATTGCGCCGGCCATCAAATCATCTGCATTAAGGGCGTCTATTAATGCGTCAAAAATGTTTGGAGGCAATTGATCTACCAATAAATCTTCAATTGTACAAGGGTCTAAATCGCTTATATCTATCGGTGACTCAGCATAAACTGATTCACAATACTCAGAAGAAACGCAACGACCAATGTTCGCAAAAAATTCTATTATTTCATCATCATTGGTTAATACTGCACGAATTGGCTGGAATTGAGTGTCTGAAACCAATGTGTTTTTAACAATTTCTATTACCATCTGTGACATGGCAGAGTTAATCAAATCACAAGTTTCGCGAGGTGTTAGGCGTCGGGCCACTTCAGATAAAAATAAATTCCCTATTTCTAAATCATCAATCCCCGTCTGTTCATAACACGCTTCTAAACAAGACTGCTCATGGCCTGGCTTTTCAATTTCATCGGGCTGTGGATATAATTTAATTAAATCATTAATAGGAGTAGATTCGGTAATTTCCTCTTCGTCCTTCTCTTGACATAAAGCTAGAATTATTTCTGCCAAGGTTTGGGATACAGCCATTAATGCATCATAAGCGGCGCCGATCACCCCTTCTTTAAGTTGATCAGCCAGGGCTTGAAGATAATCAACTGTAGGCATTTGAAAGCTCATCTTGGGAATTTTTATAATAATTGGTTTTGGCATTATATCATATGGATTAAGACCCGGAATGGGTGGAATAGAATTAACAGCCATCCCTGACCTTATAGCTAAACATTCTAGAGCAGCATAGATAAGGTTGTCAATGCCCCATTTACTTATAAATTCGCGAACTAATTCAACCTTTTCTGAAGCAGCCTTCATTTTTTCGGCTGTTTCCTGCATCTTTTTTTCCATCTTTTTTCTTTTGGGATCCTTCTTCATCGCTTCACGGAGAAGCTGTGCTTGAACCCATGGATCTTTAAGCTTTTTTCTGTCTTCTAACTTTGCTGCCTCGTCCATATAAGGCTTGCCGACGCCAAGCATGGTGGCCGAATAACCACCTTCATGAGGAGGTGCACCAGGAGGCGGAGTATGGGGGCGCCCAAAAAAGTTTATTTCAACACCTGGTAGAAAATTATTAATAAATTCTGTCCAGGTGGGCAACTCTGGTTCTTTCGTTAAACGATGTATTTCATTAAGCTGTGATAATAATTGGTTAACACGCAAGTTTTGAAGCCCGGGCGTATCTTGTAGATAATATGCAGAGCCCTTAAACAAATATTTGTCTATTGCTCCTTGAACTAATATTATATTAATAATGCGATAATTAGCAGCAAACTCAATCCGTACTTTGTCGGCCTCATCGGTTCTATATTGTAATCCATTAAACCGAATAAATGATTTTATTTTCTCATGAGCCAGCACGAGCTTATTATAGTCTTGTATAAAATTAATTGCCGGCTTTGTACTACCAGCAAAAAATTTACTTTGCTTTTGAAATACTGTGAACATATCAGATATTTCTGTTATTTGTCGATCAAATTTGGTTAGCGAATAGCTTCGCGAATAAGCCAAAGCTGCTAGATCGGCTGTCAATATTGACGGATCTCTTCCGGCACTTTTTTTAATAGCGCTTTCAACATCTGCTTTGGGTATAGAATATAACAATAACGGCCGCATCATGGGCCGCTGATAAAAATGACTATCTTCGCCTATGATATTACTGACTGTCGCGGGGGTTACTTTGCCATAAAAATCATATATTTTAGCCACAGCCGTCGGCTCGTCATTATTATAATCGACCGTACCTGGGGTCATAGATAGGGCGCCCTTGACCGATATTTTAATAAATCCGTCTTCTTCCCAAGGTTTGTTTACCTGACGTTGATACCAGCGGCGCTCAGCTAAAAGATTTTCTCTTATTTGTTTGCTCATAACATCTTTTTTTAATTTGTGGTATTGAAATCACTACAAATATATTTCTCAAATCCCGGCTTTAAGTAATTGGCCTCCCATTGGCCCATATTGAATGCGTGGCTCGCAATAGACATTTCTGTTTGCGCTGTTAATTGAGTATTCATTTTTGCTCCTGCCACAACAAGTGGAATAGATTCTAGACTAAATGTTGGCTTCGCGGGAGTAATCTGCCAGCCAGATATATGGTTATGCATCTGAACCGCCTGGTTGAATTCTTTTTGATATAATATAAATGAATGTAGTATCCCCCTTAAGGCATTTATTTGAGCCGCTAAACCGGGAGGACTCTGCATGATCAGGGGTAGATTTGTGTCCACGGTGCCAAGGCACGCAACAAGATTATTTCCTTTAGCAAGCGGCTGTTGAGGCGACTGGTACGAGGCGCCTTGCGGATCCGGGCCCGCGATCAAATCTATCCCTTTTATCCCGTCTTTGGTGTTGACGCGCTCACCTCTGGCGTCTCTTGCGTCTTGTCCCGTAATGATTTTAATGCCGCCGCGAGATATCATTCGTATCTCATCTGCCTTTAAAGCTATTGCCGACGATGCGATGGGGTTTCCTACCTTCCCATATGGCAAATCAAAATATTCATCAATATCGGCTTTTTGGCTAATATATATTCTAGCAGTATCAAGTGTAAAGTCTGGGTTGACTTCTATTGGTTTACCTTCGTCATCTCGTTCGCGAACATAGGGGCCCATGCGACCGCAAACAATATCGATGGCAGCAACTTGAGTTTCTCCCTTCCCGCCATATCCCGACAAAGCCGGCCCGGTTCGATCAGTGCCCAAAACTATCCACGCATTTCTATTATTGCAAATTACTTTTTCACTTTCTAGCCGAGCAAAATTTGGTACTGGCTCTATAGAACTGCGGCCGCCAACACCGGATTGATTAAACTGAAAATCAATCGGCGCTTCAAGAAGTGCTCTTAACTTTGCAGGATCGGCGAGCCCTAGGTCAACATTCCTATCCGGGCGTGGCGCTAGAGCGTACGCTTTCGTTTTATCAAACGGCTTCTTCTTGGCAACCACGTACTATACATCCCCGGGAGGTTCATATCGCGGGCTATCGCGAAACTGGTCAGGCAAACTCTTTTCGGCCAGACTGTCCGAAAACATATCAGCAACGTTTATCCCTGTTGGCTTTATATAAACGCCGCTGGTATACGTAAGACTATCATATTTTACTACAACTACGTCTCCCAGCTTCGGTCGAACTTCAGAGCATTCCAATGTGGCTTTAAATGCTGGAAGCAAACTGACATATACAGGGTCCAATGAAGCTATGTTTTTGTACCCTATGTGGCTAGTCAGCGGACGCGTCAAAACAAAGCACTTAAGATCATACACTTCGTTGCTGCTGGCTATGATATTTAATTCGGGATTAAGCGACGATCCTTCGGGCTCTTCATGACGCAGAATAGCGCAAACAATCGCATCATCGAAGTCAGACATAAGATGGCCTGTTGTATAATAAGCTCGTGTGGCATGTGCAACCATATCCAAACCAGTATTCTGCCGTGTGTCTACTTTGGGAGCGTCAGAAGGAGCACCATATGATTTTTTTGGGTATCTGCTTACAAACTCTATAAATCTTTCAGAACCCATTATTTGTCCTCGTTGCCGAGCATTTCATAAAGATCTTCTTTGTCTTCTTCTGAGAGGCCGGTAATTGTTCCCTGCTGTTTTTGCAACAGAGCAGACAGTTTGACCATTTGCTCATTAGAGCGCTGTAGGTTTTCAACATACTTAGCCGCGATCGAGCCTAGTTCGCGCCTTGCGACGTCGCTAGCTTTCATATCTGTCATCGCATCCAGAAGAAGTGACTTGGCTAATGCACGATCTTCCTTAATGTTACGCGTGGCCTCATCGATGTATTCTTCTAAATTTCGCCGCTTTCCCATTTGTTTTTAAACACCCTATACTTCTTACGCAATTTATTGAGGTTGTTGACAACTTGTTTTGTATTAAGTCCAGTAATCTCCCGTAAGTATAAGTAAATAGCTTTTTTATTAAAAATATCGATATCACCTGAAGACTCAAAAAGAATTTTAACCGCCTCAAGAACTTTCTTTTCATTTTCTTTAAGCATATCTCCATCCCAGCTAGCTAGCTCAATAAAAAAACGGCTCCAAAATTCTTGTTCCTCGCGGGCTTCAGGATATTGTTTTTCTTTTGATACCACCTCCTCTTCGAGCTGGTTGATCATATCCTCAATAAAAATCTCTCTTCTGTTGCGGCGCGCATTCTGCTTTACTTTGTGAATAAACCAGTTCTTGGTTACTACACTAAAATATGAAAAGGCCTTCGATCCTTTGTTGGGATCATATTTATCTAAAATAGTTGTGAGCCAAATCTTACATTCGTCTCGTAAAGAATCGATATTGGGGAGTGTCGTAAATCGATAAGTGAATATTATCTTATTAACCATTTCATCAAAAGCCGGCCGAATAAAATCCACATATAATATAGTTCGTCTTTTATTACAAGTTATCTTGGCATATTCTACAATCGCATCTTCATGTACTTGCGTAAAATAATAATTTTTCTGCCTCTTACGGCGTTTCTTCTTCGGTGGCCCAGTCATCATCCATCAATTCCTCTTTTAAATCTTCTTCTAGCCGCTCTGTGTCAGTTGTAAGACTATATATCTCTTCGAACTTCTCCATTTCTTCTCGCACTAATCTTGTTTTATCAAACAACTCTTGTAGAATTGGCTCTCCGTAAAACATTTCCATTTGATACAAAGAGCCGACAAAATCTTCATACATACGAAAAACAATATATAAATCGCCTAAATTATCCGACGTATAAAGTAGTTTAGCCAATACTTTGCTGGTATACCAAAGCAATAAAACATTTAGCACCACAGATAAAATTAAGCCTAATATTAGATATGTCATCGCTGTTCTTTTAATTCCTTGCGCTGTTCTTTTAATTCCTTGCGCGCATCCTCAATAAAATCTTTTGTTACTTCGCCTATCTTCGAAACACTCCTCTTTTTAAAACCAGAGATGGGCTTCGTCAGAAGTTTGGTTAGTGTACCAGAAATGCCGCACTTTTCACACACCTCTAGTATATCATTAGAGGCGTGTCTTGTTAAGTATTCAATATTACAGGCACTACAGCTATAAGCGTAGCGCGGCATCAGCACTCTTCTGTAGACGCTTCATCGACCATAGCTTCATTAACAAAATCTGTTATATCGCTTTCTTCTGTGCCTTCCAGAGCCACTACAGGAGGGTTTGTGACAAACAATATTCCACGTTCGTCGACTTCCCAATTTGTGTCTTGTAGCAGCAAAACAATATCAATTTCTTCTAAAAGGCATTTTTGTAATGCCATCATTAATGCCCCCAGGGCTTGGTTGCTAAGTTTCATTTTTATCTCCTTATTAATCTATCAATTGCATCCAATATTCGATCATTTCATCTAACATGGTTTCAAATGTATATTCTGGTATCCAGTTCAACACATCTCTAGTTTTTGAACTATCTCCTTTTAAATATTTAAGTTCTTCTGCGCGCATATATATAGGATTTTGAACAACATAATCTTTATAGTTCATGTCTAGGCTACTAAATACATATTTACAAAGATCGCGAACCGAATGCGTAATCCCGGTAGCTACCACCCAATCGCCAGGAATATCATAGTTTAAAAGCATATGCATGGCCTTTACATAATCCTTGGCGTGCCCCCAGTCGCGACGTGAATCTAAATTTCCTAATTCTAGCTTGTTACGCAGTCCTTTTTTAATTTCCACAGCCGTTTTAACAACCTTGTTTGTAACAAAGTTGGAGCCTCGCCGCGGTGATTCGTGATTAAATAAAACACCATTACAAGCATGCAATCCATAAGCGTGTCGATAATGACGTACTAGATTATACCCCATTACCTTAGAGCATCCATATGGACTTACAGGATTCATAGGCGTCGTTATCCTCTGAATGCCGTCAGTGTCAACAGAGTTTCCGAACATCTCAGAAGAACTAGCTTGATAAAATTTAGCAGATGGGCACAGAACTCTATAGACCTCTAACATATTTAAAACACCGAGAGCATTTGTTTGTATTGTATATGATGGCATATCAAAACTAATTCGAACATGGCTCATGGCGCCTAGATTATAAATCTCATCTGGCTGTACTTTACTAATAACTCTCACCAGGGAGGGATAGTCCAACAAATCACCATAAAGGCACTCAATATCTAAATCAAGATTGTGTAATCGATAATTTTGATTTTCCGCAACCGAGTGGCGCCGAATAATACCGTATACGCGATATCCCAGCGAAAACAAATATTCCGATAAATAACTTCCATCTTGACCGCCAATACCGGTTATTAGTGCTGTTTTATTTTTCATTTAGTCGCCTCCAGATTGAGACTCATCAGTGTTCCATTGTTTTTATCCATGTGGGGGAGATAAGACTGGCTATAATCATCTATCGAGCTGTGCTCTACATTTCTCCACTCCCACGGCACAATGGAGGCAAAGCCAACAGTTTCCAGATCATTCTTTAGACATTTCAAGTCCCAGCAACAATGATGATAATTTTCTGCATAATTCTGTGCACCGTAGAGAAGGCCGCGCAGGGGCTCCAAGTCGCCTGTTTTTTGATACCATTTAACTATAGAGCCAAAATCAGGAATAGCTAGCCTAAGAATGCCCGCGGGCTTTAAAATTTCATGCCAGCGCTTAAGAACCTTTTTATACTCATGCCGGTCAAAATGTTCTAGAACGTGACAAGCATAAATTAATTCAATTGAGTTAAGATCAAAGTCTTCCAATATGGCCACATTGGCAATCATATCGGTGGCGCTAGTTTCCCTACAATCTATATTAATAAAACCTTCCAGTCTTTTATCACCACATCCTAGGTGTAGTTTCATTTTCTAGCCTCGCTCTGATGAGATATAAACCAATCAATAGTTTTTTTAATACCCATCTCGATTGGAGTAAACTCAAAATCAGGAAGGAGGCTCGTTAACTTGAAATTATCTGTGGGCTTTCTAAACTGTCCGTCTGGTTTGTTAGTATCAAAAATTATTGGCCCATCAAATTCTAAAGTTTCAGCAATGAGATAAGCCAATTTCTTAATAGAAACTTCTTGACTATTAGAAAATATAATAGGATCGGCCTCTTCATAGTTTTCTAGTGCCCAATCGGTTAGCCTTCCAATGTCTTCAGAGTAAATAAATTCTCTCAACGGTTTTCCCGATCCCCAAACCAAAAATTCAGTATTATTTTTCTTGGCCGTTAAGCATTTATTAATCAAGCCACCAATAACATGACCCTTCTCAATATTAAAATTATCCCTAGGGCCGTAAATATTTGTGGGTATTACGGTAACAAATTTGGTTCCATGCTGTTCATTGTATGCCCTGCTTTGAACTTCCAACATCCGTTTAGCATATGCGTATCCATAATTAGAACTGTGCGGGGGGCCTAAATGAATCTTTTCTTCGGTCAGGGGATATTCAACGTTATCTGGATATATACACGTAGAGAGAAACGAGACCAACTTCTTAACGCCGTAACGACGGCAAGCTTCTAGAACATTCAAGTTTATTTGAACGTTGTCATAAAAAAATTCTCCATTGGCCTCTATATTGGCTAGGAGGCCACCAACCTTAGCGGCACAATGTATTACGTGTGTAGGGGCTTTCTTTTCAAAATAACGATACGTCTGTCCGGCATTTCTAAGGTCCAGTTCTTTGCTGGTCGGTCGTAATTGTCCAGTAATAGTACTTCCTACCAAGCCATTTCCGCCGGTAATCAATATATTTTTATTAATCGTATTCTCCGTAGACCACGTTCTATACATACGTTCCTCAATTATGTTCTATGATATCATATGCGATGATGTCATTAAAGAGCAAAAGTATTCATAGCAAGAAACAAATCCGCGTTCAAAAGTATATTGTGGCGAATATCCAAACTCGGCTTTAGCTTTAGAAATATCTGGGCATCGCCGCTGGGGCTCACTGTCTGGATATTCTTTTGGATACGGTCTTTTGATAAAGTCGGAATTCTTAGGCTCGATGAGCGAATAAGTTTTTTCTGCTATTTCCAATGCCGACAATTCTTCATCTTCCGAGCCAATGTTGTAAATTTGTCCAAATTTATCTGAAAAAAGAATATGAAAAAGGTATACCATGGCATCTGTTACATAACAATAGGTTCTGGTTTGGTTTCCAGAGCCGTAAACTGAAAAATCTTTTCCGCCAATCATAGACTTACAGACGTTAGGAATCATCCTTCCGTCATCTAAACACATTAATGGTCCGTATAAATTAAACGGTCTCAAAACATTGACGGGCGCATCATAGTTGTTGTGATATACATATGAAAGAGCCTCTAAAACATTCTTGCCAATATCATAACAACTTCTATTTCCGAATGTTGTGACCGAGCCAATAAATTCTTCTTGGGTCGGGATCCTGTCAGGAGGCGGAGTGCCGTATACCTCACTAGAAGAAAACATTAAAATTGATTTTGTATTCCTAAGCATCCCCAATTGGAAAATATTTTTAGTTCCCAAGTAAGATACGTCCAGTGTTTTTATCGGAGATTTTAAATATTTCTTAGGAGAAGCAATGCCGGCACAATTAATAATATAATCTATTTTTCCTTCCGGTACAAAGGACTCTAAAGAGTTACATATATCATGCTCTTTGTAATCGATTGCAATAATTTCAATCTGCTCTTCTTTATTGAATTTCGTGTTGTTCAAAAATTGTAAAAAAGAAACAATTGTTTTGCCCAAAAAGCCATCAGAGCCTGTAACTAAAACCCTGCTATGTTTTAGAGAGTCGGTTTTTCCTTTTAGATTTTTATAAATGTGCAAATTGTCTCGTTTTAAAATTTTATGCTTTGTGTCCATTCTTTTATCCTTTGTGGTTTTGTTCTGTAAATTTTTCATATACATATTCAGCAGTGGGATGCCAGCCAAATTCAGATAAAAACGAAGCCCTGGTTCGCAGCGGGTTCCAGTTTTCTTCATATCTGTATTGCGACAGAGAGCGATCGCCCCAAACAATGTGGGGGCATCCGCACAAGCTGGCTAAGTGTATGGGTCCCGAGGAAGAGCCAAATGTACAGCTAGCGTTCCTTAAAACATCAAAAACCTTTTTTAAATCAAGGTCTCTCAAGTCTTCAGTGCCCTCTACGTGGCCTGAATTATTCTTTGTGCCTATACAAGCTATTTTTTTATCTCCCAATAGCTCTTTAAGTTTAAACCAGTTTTCTAAATTCCAATTGTCTTCTTTTCTCAGGCTCCTGTCTCTAATGTGAAAAACAAAATCATACAGCTTTTGACCTTCTTCGCCAAAACAAATATACTCTGGTTTGATTAAATATTTTCCAAAAACAATGCTCTGGTCATAGTGTGTATGAGGGGGCGCCCCTATTCTTCTGGCCAAAAGCAATGTGGTCTCCTCATTTAAAGGAATTTTATTTTTTGTTAGTGCCTCGAAGAAACATTTCTTTACATCAACATTGTGCATAAAAAACGCATCCGGGGTGCCGCCCGTCGGGCTGTAAGCTATAAACTCAGTTGCAAAATCGTCGTATAGCGCTTTTGAATTTTCTCTAGAGATGATAATGGTTTTATCATACTTTCTAGACAAGGCTCTAATATATCCATGCCACGCAAAAAGCTCCCATCCGAATTCTCCAACCCATGGGCCGGCAATCAGCGTTTTCATTCATATAGCCTTTTATAATCTAATTTTGCTTGTTCCAACTTGTTGGCTGCTTTTCCTTCTTCAAAGATGCCGCGGCCGGCGTAATGAATTATATGGGACTGAAACCTATCAGGATTGCCATTCCAAGCTTCCGAATACATCGCCATATGATTAAATTGATATGGCAGCTCTTTTACTTTATGTCCCAGCTTTTTAATTCGGTATCCGATGTGAACGTCATCAGTACCCCAATCGGTATAGTATTCGCCATTAGTTTTCTGAAAAATGTCTCTATGACATTCAGAGGTTAAGAAAACGCCTGTATTAACATACCCTCGATCCCAGCCAATATAGCCAAACTTCCTTTGGCCTTGCACCATGCAGTTAATTCGATGTTGTCTTCTGGAGCCAATATCTTCGAACACGGTACCAATAGAGTCATAGGGCACGTACTCAAATAAATTGGGGCACTCCGGGGTCAGCAAAATATCACTATCTAAATGAAGTATTCTATCATATTCTTCGTGAAGATCATAGTGCTTCATAATTCTAAAATGCCAAAGTCCATCTCCAATGCCACTCGATGCTTCTTCACAATTTGAAGATTCGTCTAAGATAGCAAAATCAGCTCCAACTCTATCAGCATACCTTTTGAAAACAGGATGAACCAGTTCGGCCCACCCGCTAACCGTTTGGTCTGCTCTCGTTGTTAATAGTAGTTTCATCTTATCACCTCAAATTTCATATTTAAATTCTCTCAAATATTTCTCTAGCTTTTCGAACAACAGATCTAGATCAATATCGTAATGCTCATAAAAACTATTATATATCTTATACCTTCTTTTATACAGTGCTATCTGATTTTTATCTAAAGTTTTATATCTTTTTGCCTTGTGAGTAACTCGATATCTGTTTATAAAATCTTTCATTGCTTTTTCATATGGTACTTCGCTAAAGGTGCTAACATTTAGCATTGTGTCTTCGAAGTTGGATATTATATCTTCCATCTTGACAAGCAGAATTCTTTCAGGATATTTGGCTTTAATAAAATCATAAATTTGCTTCATCCGCTCTATATCCTGTAAACAGCCCTTAAAGCTGGCATCGTCGGCCAACTCATGACAATCATTGCCTGGCTGTCCCCTATAAATCTTTGACAAAGCACAATCCCTCAAATCTCTTATTGTCCACAAAATTTTTAAATTTTCGTTTTTATCCAATACCTTTTTAACTTGTAGCAGATTGTCAATATAACAAGTATCGCATTTGCTTAAATAATCGTCTGGTAATTTTGGGCAGCTTCTAAATAACTGTTTGTGTTCGGCAACCTGAGTAGCTGTCAGCTTGCTTGACCCTCTCATTATCTCTAGAAGCATGTTAGTGCCGGTTCTACCACAACTTAATACTAAAATTCCCATGTTAGATTACCTCTCGTCTCATTTTTCAGACCCCTTCTTTGGTGGCTGTGTATAGTGTGTGTTTCGGATAAAGGGATTGATCTATCGCTGTTGTCTTATAGTGTTTAAAATATTTCTCTAAATATTCCGTGAATATAAGACTATCTTTTTGCATTTCTCCAATAATAACTGATTTACATTTAGGTAATAAGTGTTCTAATAAAGCTTCCCTATAATCTTTTGTAACTTCCGACAGAACACTGAAGGCCACAAATAAATCGAATTCACCATCAATAGTTAGAATGTCTTCCGGGCTGACAAGGTTAACATTCACATTATTTACATCTAAAAAAACTTTAACGAACTTTAGCATGACGGGATTATCAACAATTGTATATTCTGCTTCCGGATATTTATTTTTATAGTTCTTGCAAAAATTCCCATAGCCGCCGCCGATTTCAATAATTTTAAGTGATGGTTTTGGAAAGATGTCTTCTATTCTACAAAGCCGCTCTTGCATCATTGCATCATTATAAGAAAGGGGCGTTCCTAAAATTTCATTAAACGGAAACGCATTTGTGAAAGCTAATCCGCGATCGGCATCAAGATATTCTAAATATTGATTATAGTTTTCCCAAAGCGATAAATTTATTTTGCAATCTGATTTCTTTTTTCTTCCCATTTTTCCTCCATTGCTCCTATCTTATTTTCGATAGGCGTAAACTTCGTTGTCTTCCAGTTCACGTACTACAAAGCCCAATTCGCGTATTTTAGCAAAAAGAGATTTATTTTTATTTTTGTCATGAACCTCTAGAGATATTTGTTTAATAATATCAGTCTCCTTGCGAGTCATATGTTCAAAAACGTCATACTCGGCGCCCTCTATGTCCATTTTCAAATAATCAATCGATTTAAGATCGTATTGTTCAATTAATTCAGAAAGTGTCACTGGTACCACTTCATACTGTTCGGTTTTAACTGACGAGTTGTTAGCAAATTTATCGCGATGATTGCCTAAAATATTAGACCATTGATGATACCGGTGACGGCTTATCTGTCCTGCCGGAGCAGCGTAATTCGGCTTTAAAACTCCGCTATACTCCGTAAACGTGACCGGGCCGTCGTTGTTCCCTACTAGTGCTTTCTCTATAATTTCGATATTTTCAAAATTTTTATTTTTAATGGTTGCACAATTTCTAGAAGAACACTCGATGGCATAAATTTTTGAATCTGTTAAAGTACGCATTTTTTCTATGAATGCGCCAACATTTGCTCCGGCATCAATTATAATCGATGTTGGGTTAATAAGATCCATGTTCACTATATGATTTAAGCCCGCCCCCAATTTAACCAATCTCATTTTGCTCCTCCTGTGTGTTTTTTAAAAAACGCGGCGCGGTTCTTCTTGAAGATTGCCTCCCGCGTGTTTTTTATAACAATGATTTTTAGTTCATTATTATCCTGTATAAAAGAGTCTACTATTTGTACACTATTTTCTCTACAGAGTTGCTTTGTATTATATTCGCCAAGTGCCGGGGAGTTCGAGTCAACGTCTCTCCTTTTATCATCGACAATAATTATATAACCGTTGGGCTTGGTTTTAGAAATTATCTTTCTAAATGCTTCAGAAGTGCCCCAATTTTGTTGTAAATAAAAAACGCCATGCAAATATACAATGTCATAACTGTTTTCAATTTCAAAGCTTTGTAAACTATCCTTATAAAAAACTAAATTTTGTCTTCTAAAGTGTGCATTTAGCTCTCTCCAGGGATCAATAGCTATTACTCTCTTTACATGTGAACTAAAATATGCTGCAAATCTTCCATTGCCACATCCAACATCTAAAATCTCTTTGTCTTTCAAAAAATATTTCTGGATCCGCGGCCAGATTTCCAGATGAAAAGAATTCAGAGAGTTTTTTGGATTAACCGCATCAATGTCGCCACGATACCTTTGAATTCCCAAGCCAAGTTCAGAATATTTTGCTTTTAACTCCATTTTTATTTTATCACCTTGCAGTCTTCAAAAAGTGGCATTGTTCTTAGGTCCCTATATTCCGGCTCTTCTAGTAAGTCCTCCGTATGCTCAGGAAAAATTTGAAGCAGTGTGAGGCCGCGAGCCGCCTGCTCTGGCGTCATGTACATGTTCCACCCATTAATCTCTATATCGTCTACAACGTGGTCGCGGCCTTCATACCGAGCCCTCTTAAACCACTCAACGGCGTTTTTATCATCCGTCAAAATCATGCCCCCTTTACCAATTTTTAGATGTTTTTTGGCATGAAATGAAAGACACATAAATGTGCCCGGTATATACATACCCGACGTGAACCTTTTTGCCGCATCATAAATGGGATATGGCTCTAACTGATAAATGCCTGACCATTTATAGTCTCGTAATTTTACTGTTCCGCCGGCATGCATAATCGATTGAGGTACCGACAAATATGTCTTACAAGGAATAGTAACCTCTTGAACATCAAAATATTTACAACACGCCAGAAGAGCGTCGGTGCAATTATCTATTGCCACCGCATATTTGGATCCGCAATAATCAGCCACGCTTTCTTCAAACATTCTAACAATTTCCCACGGACTATAACGCATGAACTCTCTCCCAAATATACGTTAAATCTTCTTTGTTAAAAAATTTTCTCGATGACGGTGGGCCTCCTCTGAAGACATTTCCATCTTCGTCTATCGTTAGCCTTCCTTTGTTATACAAACCTAAAATCAAAAATGGATCAGGCTCTTGCGGATATGAATAATTATTCGTAATTATTGTGGCTCCATCGTTTTTTGCTTCTTCATTGTTCTCTGTTTCAAACCCCCATGCGGTCATATTTGGTTTCAAATATTTCAAAAAATATTTTTTAGTCCATATAGAAGGATGCAAAGTTGTTCTATAATCAATATTTTGATTAAATAATAATAAATTATTTTCTAATTTGGTGGTCAAAGATAACGATAGCCCCCCGCCAATTACGGCCTTATCTGCTTTACCAAGCAAAAACTGCTTTTCAAGTAATTTAATCCTATCTTCATCAATCTTGTTTAAAAGTATCAAATCATCTAATAAAATAATAAAATAATCTTCTGGTACTTTGTGAAAAAACGGTATTAAAGCGTCTGTCCAGCTATTGCCAAAATCACTTTGCTTTCCTAAAATTTCTAATGTTACATTTTCTGGTAAGTTTTTTAATGTGGCAGCCTGGTCATACCCCAATAAAGAAATGTCTTGACCAGGCCAATATTTATTCAAAAAATGGATATTGATAGGACATACATGCGTATACTTATTTGATGTTATTAAATATATCTTCACCTAGTTACACTCCTTACAGGGCTTAGCTAGATTAAAACCTGTTTCCTCCCACCCTTTGTGGCAATTGTGCCATACGTTTCTTGTAAATGGGTCCAAATTACTCCCCATGTCTATAAAGGTTACATTGGGAAACTCTTCAAACCATTGTCTCACTAACACTCTGGCAGTTGGACCTAGCGATATTCCAACAACATCCCCGTCTTGAAAATATTGGGGCATCGCCTTTTTAAGTTGCCCATGGTGTCTCCAACTGTTCTTTCTGGGCACCAATGCTGTTTTGGCCACATCAATATCCATATTTTTAATGGCTTCTACGTTTTG